GTACTAATACCGTTATGAAACAACAAACAATTAAATTTTCCATTGGTCAAGATGGACTTGTAAACGATACGGAGTTATTCAATGATGATATTACTACCCAGCAGTATGTTAGAACTGCTATACATACTACTTTGGAGGAGTTGGGTATAGAAGTTTCGGATGAATGGGAGATGGATGATAACTCCATCGAACTCACCGTTACACGTTGGGTGTAATAATCTAAAAATATTATAAAGTCTTATCGTATCTACCTAAATAGGTTTATGAGCGTAATAATCTACCAAGAACATTGCGAGTATCTTGAGAAAGAGAATGAAGATCTCAGGGATGAGATTCTCTTTCTGAAGACTCAGCTCGAATACAAAACATTAGGATTCCCTGTAGGGGAAGACATAAATACTAAGGAATAGTGATGAAATTTTTAGGATGGCGACCTCCTCAGAGGCCGAAGTGGTTGAAGGCTTATATGCAAATGCCTGGACCTATAAGGGCGCAACTTTTACTACTGACGACATTAACGATAAGTTCGGTTTCGTCTACAGGATTACTAATCTCCAGTCGGGTAAGCAATACATCGGCAGGAAATATTTCTGGTCAAAACGTAAACCTAGAGGTGGTAAGAGGAGGGTTACGTCTGAGAGTGATTGGAAAAGATACTACGGAAGCTCTGAAGAACTTAAAGGAGATAGAAAATTACTTGGGAACGAATGTTTCAAGAGAGAGATCCTATCCCTCCACACCACCCCTGGCAGAACCAACTATGAAGAGACCAAGCAACTCTTTCTGAACAATGTGTTGCAGGAAACTCTGGATGATGGTTCACCAAAGTATTATAACAGTAACATTCTAGGACGTTACTACAGGAAAGATTACTTTAAAGAAGAATGACGGGCGTAAAATGTCTTGCTTGTGGCAAGGAACTGTTTGCTAATTCAGCACAGTTCACATGCTGTGGATGTAGTAATATGACATCACTGCATGGGGATACTGTGTCTGCTAACGACATGGCAAAAGTTGAATTGTTACAGTCCAATAAGAATGTCAAGAAAGCATCACTTTTCTCTCCAGAAGAGTTAAAATATCAGGAGGATCGACGCAAACGAAAGGTCCGTAAACTCACCTTTGAAGATAGATGATCAACCTTGATGAGAAATTTGGATCCTATATTGGTAGCAATAAAACCTTTCGTATTGATGGGATAAACGAACCAGTTACAAGTTATGGATACTATTGTGATGGTTCGGACATCGTTGGGTACTGGGTTAACACTACCAACTATAAACTATACTATAATAACAACGAACAGTTTCTGAAAATGGAACCTTTAAACCAGCATAGTAAAATAAAATGAAAATCTTTTTAGACACCGCAGAGGTGAGTCAGATAATTGACGGATACAAAACTGGATTGATTGATGGTGTCACTACTAACCCTACCCTTATACTAAGGTCAGGTAGGCAGCAGAGTGATGTGATAGAAGAGATCTATCAAGCATGTCCTATGTTAGATTCCATCTCTGCTGAAGTAGTAGCAGATACTGCTGATGAGATGGTAGAACAAGCACAACCATACATTGATCTTAGTAGTAATGTTACTATCAAAGTACCATGTACACGTGAGGGATTGAAAGCATGCTATGAGTTGAGTAAGGATGATGTGCTTACCAATGTGACTCTAGTGTTCTCAGTGGCACAGGCAATTCTTGCTGCAAAAGCAGGTGCAACATATGTGTCACCATTTGTAGGACGTGTGGATGATAACTCATTCGGTGGTCTTTGTTTGGTAAAAGATATTGCGAATACATATAGTAGACATAACGTGGAGACACAGATACTTGCTGCTTCTATTAGGAATGTAAGAGATGTAGGTAGAGCATTTGAGTACGGTGCAAACGTATGTACTCTACCCATCAACGTTTTTGATAAGATGTATGATCATGTGTTAACACGTGAAGGTCTAGACCTCTTTAATAGAGACTACCTCGCTGCTAAAAAAGGAACATGAATCAAAACTTCACCGTATATTCTAAGGATGGATGTCCTTATTGCCAACAAATAATACAGGTTTTAGGTCTATCAGAATTGAGATATGTTGAATACAAATTAGAAAGAGATTTTACTAGAGAAGCATTCTATGAACAGTTTGGTGAAGGTGCTACCTTCCCTCAAGTAGTATTGAACGGTGAAAATTTGGGTGGATGTCGTGAGTCCATTCAGTACATGCAAAAAAAGAACATCTGCTGTGTGGTATGAATCTATGATTGAAATTACTGAGGATGAATGGCAAAAAGATCTTGACAAGTGGCAAGAAAAGGCTGAGAAAGGTGAAGTGGTATTGATTAAAAAACCAGATGGTGCTAAAATACTCATGGTACCACAAGATCCCAATGACTTAACTGGGATCTGTGATATCTAATTAAACCTACAGGAGATAAATTATGTCTGAAGTTAGAACACATTTGTTGAATGCTAAAGAAGAGATTAGATTGGCTTTGATTGGTTCGTTAGAAGAGCAGTACGCAGACTTGGTTCCACAACTGGCTTCCATGTATGCAGATCTGACAGAAAAGTTGAAGGTTGTACGTGGACAATTTGGGAATGATGAAGAGGTGTTTGAGTTTGGTGGTCATTTATATGACATTCCTACTCAATACAATTTCAATCTTGAGAGTAATGTAGATTTGAATACAGGTGAATATAAATGGGACACTGTTACCAGTGGCGAAGTAACTATTGATCCATCAAATCATCCTGATTTTATTGTGACAGATGGCAATGGATAAAATACCTAATAAAGGGTATGCTTCTGCATACCCTATGCCTGATAATTGTATGTTTATGACACCATATTATCAGTATCATATTGAGGAATGGTCAGATCGGAAGGAAGAAATTCTTTCCGATCTTTATTCGTATCATGACAGTGTTATTAATAAAGAACCAGAAGATTTAGGTGACACTTGTCACACCAGTTACTATGAGAAGTCTGAGTACGAAGAGTTCAGACCATTCATGGAGGTACTAGGTCCATATCTACAGAGATTTAGTGCAGATATATTAAACAGAAAGTTTTATAGGAAACCTATCGATGATATCAATAGGATATGGTTTCAGGTACAAGAACAATACGAATTTCATGCTCTCCATAATCATGGACCTGAAGGGTGGTCTGCTGTATTCTATGCAGACTTTGATCCACAGGTACATGAGACTACGAGATTTTATTCTTCATACTTTACTTGTGATGGTGAGTTACTTACCTTTCAACCAGGTTGTAAGGAGGGTGACATTATAATATTCCCTTCGCAGATAAATCACGAGTCAGTTATCAATAGGAGCAGTAAGTCTCGGACAATTATATCACTGAATATGAAGTGACCTAAATACTTCTAGCTTAGAAAAAGTGTCTTCAGGACTAGAAGTATGTCAAAACTCTTAGCGAATCAAATCGCCAATTACAATGATAACGGACCTGTAGAAGCGAAAGAGGGACTGAACCTTCCTACAGGTAAACCACTCCAATTAAATGGCATTGTTGGTACGTCAGGACAGTATCTGACTACTGATGGTACGTCATTGCAGTGGACTACTCTACCAACAATTCCAAATGCACAGGTACAAGTTGATTGGGATGAGGTAGTTTCAAGTGAAGTAGATTATATTAAAAACAAACCAGCACTAGCTAGTGTTGCAGTAAGTGGTAGTTACACTGATCTAATTAATAAACCTAACATCCCTGCTGGTCAGGTACAGGTTGACTGGAACGTAGGTACACCAAGTGCTCTTGAATATATTAAAAACAAACCAGCGTTTGCACCTGTTGCTACTACTGGTGCTTACACAGATTTAACTGGAAAACCTACCATACCAACAACACTGGGTGATTTTGGTATAGGTGCTCAGGATATTAACTTTGGTTCATACAAGATAACATACTCTAATGTGTATGCTACACTGACTGAATTACAAGCAGTTAGTGCTAGTACATATCATGGTATGTTTGCTCATGTTCACGCTACTGGTAGTGGATACTTTGCACATAATAATGCTTGGGTTGAACTATTAGATGTAAATAAATCTATTGCAAATCTCTCTGATGTATACACTACTGGTGTTACAGATGGTCAGGTACTGAAGTGGGATGCTGGAAATTCTAGATGGTCTCCTGCTGATGATGATAACTCTGGAGGAGGTGGAGGCGGTGGTGCTTCTGTTACTGTAGCAGACAGTGCTCCTAGTACACCTAGTAATGGTGACCTATGGTGGAAATCTGATGAAGGTAGGTTGAAGGTTAGGTTTGAGGATGGTACTAGTAACCAGTGGGTTGATGCTAACCCACCTCTAGCACAACTAGATCTGACTGCATTTGGTGGTCACATTCTACCTGCTGGTAATGATACACAGGATATAGGAAGTGCTACTAAGAAGATCAGGGATCTATATCTAGGTTCAAACTCTTTGCATCTTGGTTCTATTGATATCAGTGAGAGCAGTGGTTCTATTGTCCTACCAGCAATTGAAATGACTGGTCATATGATACCTGATACCAATGCAGCATATGATTTGGGTAACGCAGAGTATAAGATAAGACACTTGTTCTTATCTGATAATACTCTTTATTATGAAGGAGACTTCCTTAAGGTTGCACAGCACAACTCAGGTGGGTCTGCTCAAACAGCAAGTTATCTCATACCTCTTTCTAAGTTGAAGGATGCATTGAATGCTTCTGCTGATTTTGAAGCATTTAAAACAGCAATTCTAGCAATCACCGACGCATAGGAATAAACAATGGCCATTAATTTTCCAGATAGTCCAAGTGTAAACGACTTACATACAGTAAGTGGTGTTACATGGAAGTGGGACGGTACCACTTGGTTAGCACAAGGTGGAACTCAAAGTTATACTTTACCTACAGCGTCTTCAACACAGTTGGGTGGTGTAAAGGTAGGAACTAATTTAACAGTTGCTACTGATCACCTGAATTTAGATACCACACTGAGTAATATGACATCAGTTTTAGTCGTTGCTGGTGGTAGTGATTGGGTTAGTATTAATGGTACTGGAGTTGTATTGAGTGCTGCTTCTGGTCTTGGGTATACCCCTCTTAGATTCTTAGGTAATACTGTTGGTGATTACGTGCAGTTTAAAAACACTGCAATGACAGGTCAACATACTTATACATTACCAACAGCTCTTCCTACTACTAACGGACAGGTTCTAGCATCTAGTACAACTGGGACTCTATCATGGGTTAATAACGCTGGTGGTGGAGGCGGTGGTGGAAGCCTTTCTGATGGTGACTATGGAGATATTGTTGTATCGAGTAGTGGTGCTGCCATTAACTTGGATACTACAGCAGTTACTGCTGGATCATATGACAATGCGTCCATCACAGTAGATTCTAAAGGAAGAATTACAGCTGCTAGTAGTGGATCTGGATTAGGAACTAGAGCTACAGACTCTGTGACATTCAACGCTCTTGCTGATGGTGCTTCTGTTAATGGTACTCTTGCTTTAGGTAAGACATATAGTTTGCTGAAGATTGAAACTAGTCATGCTGCATGGGTAACAATCTATATTGATGCTGCTTCTAGAACCAATGATGCTAGTAGAAATATAGAGACTGACCCTCTACCAGGTGCTGGTGTGATTGCTGAGATTGTTACAACTGGAGATACGATACAGAATATTACTCCAGCAGTTGTTGGTTGGAATAATGATAGTACTCCTGCTACCACTGCATATTTGAAAGTGGTTAACAGAAGTGGAGGACAACAGAACCTAGTTGTTACTGCAACATTTGTAAATTTAGAGAAGTAATATGGCTACTGATAAGATTTACATAGTCACCCTTAAAAAGAAGGAGGACTTGGACGGATTCTATGCAGACATGGCATCCGATGGTTTCAAACTTAGTTTGAAGCGTCCTATCAGTAGGAACACACATTACTTTATGGAAGAAGAGGATGCTGTAGAGATTCGAAAAGACTCTAGAGTTATTGCAGTAGAAAGACATCCAGAACAGTTAGGTATAGTACCTACACCATATGGAGTGGTTAATTATGAACCTTATGGAGTCTCTGGATCATTCAGAAAGAGTGGTAGTTTTACTGATCCCAACGATAGGGACTGGGGTAAGTTATCTGTAGCAGGTACTGATCTTCAGAGGAGAAAGGCAACTGATGGTACTGGTTGGGGAACTAGTGGTAACAAAGAAGCTGTTACTGATAACTATGAGATGTACAACAATGGTAGACATGTTGATGTTGTTATTGTTGATCAACCAGTGTCATATGACATGGAAGAGTGGAAGAGTCCTAGTTCAGGACTGACTAGGTTTGTGCAATATGAATGGTATAATGAGTTGAATGCATATGTTAGTAGTATAGATGATGATGGTTACACTCTTCCAACAGGTAACTATCCTAACTATCCATTAAATCAAGATAATTTAACCTATCATGGTACCCACGTTGCAGGTACTGTTGCTGGACAGTGGTATGGATGGGCTAATGAAGCAAACATCTATAGTATGGGTATTCTCTCTGGTGCTGGTGGTTCTACAATAGCAGGACCAAGTACTATGTTATGCTTTGATTATCTAAGAGCATTTCATTTATACAAACCAATTAATCCAGTTACAGGTCATAAGAATCCAACTGTTACTAATCATAGTTGGGGTTATTCTTATAACATGTATGAGAATGGATATGATTTACCATTGACTCCTTCTGATTATGATATGGTTAGTTGGGGTGGTCAGCAATACACTGCATCAAATCCTAATCCATCTGGTTGGACTATGACAGGATTGGAAGCTGATTTTGGTATGGGTGAGTATCATTATTCATGGGCTATGCACTATGCTTCTGTTAATGCAGACGTTGAAGATGCTATCCAAGATGGTGTTGTAGTTATCGCTGCTTCTGGTAACTCTGATTGTTATCATCCTAATCGTCAGGATGACAAGTGGAATAATTGGATGAAGTTGAGCAACGGAACTTACATTTATGCATGGAGAGGGTCTTCCCCTGCTAGTTTGACTGGTACTGATCAGGTTATTGCTGTTGGTAATTTAGGTAATGGTGAAGCGTATGAGAAATCTACTTCATCAAACTTTGGTCCAGGTATAAAGGTATGGGCTCCTGGAAGTATGATTCTTAGTGCTTTTAATAATTCTACTGGGTATCAGGATGCTAAGTATGGAGGACAGAATTTCTTCAAAGCAATAAGTGGTACAAGTATGGCATCACCACAGGTGTGTGGAGTTGCAGCATGTTTAGCAACCAATAAACATAGATTTACTAACCGTGATGTCATTGGATTCATAGAGTATGCAGGTAAGTATGATTTCTTAGAATTTGATAGAGGATTACATGGAGGTTTCCATATTTTAAATGTTACTAACAATGGATCATCTGGTTATGTTATAAGTGGAGATGATATTAATGGTCCTCTTAGTGGAAACAATCCAACGATCACTATAAATGCAGGTGATGAGGTATATTTAAAGCAACCTTCAGGTGGTGCATATTTTTATATGACTGCACTTGATACAGGATCAAATCCAAATAGGTATGGAGGAAACTATTATGATAGGAATAATGGTGTTACATATGGTGTGTATAATCCAACCTTAACAGTTGAGGCAGGTGATTCGGTTCAAGTTGAGATTGGTTATTCAACAAACGCTAACCTAGAACCACTTTATATTAAGACTTCATTCACCAATGGAGTAAATGATCAAGTTTCTTCTGGTGTAACAGGACAGGGTGCTTCTGCTCAAGGTGCTGCTGTTGTATGGGATACTGCTGGAGTATCACCTGGAACATATTATTATTGTTCATCCAACAATTCTAATGTTGGTGGACAGATTAATGTAGTAGCAAAAGGATCAATATATAATCACCCATTGTATATTAAAACCATTGGTAATAGTGCTGGATCTGGAGACCTATGGACTGGGAACCAATTGAATGGTGGTAATGTAAACAATCAAGGTGAGTCACACGGTCATAAAAACGGGTACAGTCATTACATTTATTTCAAAGTACCTTGGAGTGCAAATAATTCAACAATATACTATCAGTGTGGTCAGCATGCTGGCATGTATGGTGAGATTAATATCATAGGTAACCCAGAAATTAATAGACCAGGTGGTTTCGATGATCCTACTCATGGTTTTGGTGGTAAGAATTTATTGTTGACTGGTTTGAATCCTAGAGACCTTGATGGATACATTGCAGGATGGAATAAACAAACTAACAAAGGTAGGAGATGGGATCAAGATGATCACATCATTAGTTTGAATGGTGTAGTTAATTTTCCTAGAAGTAATACATACTTTGGACCTCCTGTACCATAAGGTCTATAAATAACTCACTTAGTGTAATATTATGGCTACAAAAAAAGACGAACCATTAGTAGATACTCTAGAAGATCCTACTGATACAAAGGAGAAGAAGAAAGGTTTATTTGGTAAAGCAAAAGACGCACTTCTTCCTGATCCCGAAGAGCAAGCAGCCATCATCAGTACAATGGTGAGAATCACAGTGCTGGCCTGGTCTGGAGGCATCTTAACTTTAAACTATGTTGCCATACCTGGCGTTCCTCAACAAAAAATAGATCCGACATTTATAGCTTCAGTTTTTACAGGAGTTTTAGCTAGCTTTGGAATTCAGACAGCTAGTAAGAAGGGTGACGGTACTATGAAGATGGACAAGAATGGTAACGCTGTTAACGGTGGTGGTCCACCTGTTACTGCAAAAGATATTGAAGCGATCATAGCGAAAGCTGGACCGACTCAAACAATTCGTATTGAGCAAGCACCTCTTAAAATTGTTGGTGTATCCGATACTGATAACAAAGAACCATACAAAATGTAAAGGAGAAAAATTATGAAATTCAATTGCCCAAAGGTTAGCTTTAATAGCATCGCAAACATCCTAGCATCAGTTTCTGCTGTAGGACTTGCAGGTATCATTGGTACTGCATCATATGTTTATGTAAACAGGGATGCAATCATTGATGATATCAAAAAAGAAGCCATCGAGTCTATTACTGGTGGTGCTCTAGGTGGATTTTCTGGTGGTGCTCTCACAGGGGATGTTCTAGACACTAATCCTCTAGCAGGTGAGAACGCAGCTGCAGGTGGTACTTCAATGGGTCTTCCTGTTCCTGGATCACCTTTCTGATGGACTTGCAGAAGATCGCAACAACTGGGACGGCAGTGACCGTCCTAGGGACTGGTGCGTTTGTTGGTGGCAACCATGTTGTTGACCAACAGACTGGTGGTCCACAGCGAAGACAGTCTGAACAGATAGAACAGATAAGACAGGTGGTAGCAGAAGAGTTGTACCTTCAACTCAAGGATGCATTCCCACCTAAGACTGGCGGTGTGTCTGGTAATAAAGACAGACCACCATTAAATTATCGTCAGCAAGTTTTACCTCCTAAATAACTTAGTTTGACTAAAAATCATGACAAGTTTGATTGACCCCAAAAAGTACAGCGATGCAGTTGGCCTTTTGAGGTCATTTTTTTTATCTAAAAACTTCCTAGAAGTTCACACTCAGAATCGTCTTAGTATACTTGCTGCTTGTGAAGACCCAGAAACAGTAGCAACATATAATTACGGTGATAATATTTGGCCACTACCACAAACAGGTCAGATGTGGTTAGAATATGAATTGTTATCCAATCCTTCTACGGAAGGATTTTTTTGTGTCTCAACCTCATACAGGGCAGAACCCAACCCAGTACCAGGTAGACACGAGACCATCTTCCCTATGTTTGAGTTTGAGATGAAGGGTGGTGTAGAAGAACTACAAGAGATGGAGATTGAATTGTGTCAATGGTTAGGTGTACCCCTAGACACAGTTAACATTAAAAAATATGAGGAGTGGGCTGGTGGGTTCAATGCTATAGAACTTGACCACGATCACGAGAAACAAATTGGTAGAGGTATGATTACTGACTTTCCTGAATGGACATCACCTTTCTGGAACATGTCTAGGAATGATGATGGCACCAGTCGTAAGATCGATGTTATCTTAGGTGGTCAAGAGACCATAGGTAGTGCTGAACGTAGTACTAACAAGGATCAGATGAGGAATACTTTCTATACTATATCAGAGGGTAAGTATGCTCAGCTTATTATTGATTTGTTCGGTAGAAGCAGAGTGGAGAAAGAACTAGAAGACTTTCTCTCATTTGATTTCTTTCCTAGAAGTGGGGGTGGAATCGGTATCACTCGTCTAATTACAGCCCTTTCATAGGGCTACATTGTGAGGTGACGAAACTGGTAAACGTGGCAGGTTGTTTCCCTGCTGTCTCTGGCGGGACTTGGTGGTTCGACTCCACCCCTCACAGTTAAATAAATATATATGTGAATTGATTGTGATTAATGCCTCCTAACATTCCAGACATTTCAATAAACAATCAAGGTATCCCTGACATTACAATCAATGGTACAGGGATTCCTTTGATACCTATACAAGGTAATGAAATTCCTGCTATAGGTATCACTGATACTCAGATTGCAGACATTAGGGATGTTGGTGTAACTGAGACACGTGATTGGTTGATCAATCCACCATCAGCAATACCAATAGAGGTTCCAGTAACAGTTAATGCTGGTACACCTGTTGTTTATATGCCTGGTTGTGTTACAGTACACAAAGAAAATGCTAAGAGGGATCCATCCACCAATAAGAATCTAGTAAACGATGACCCTAAAGGACAGACCACGTTGTGTGATGCTGGTATGCCCTCATACTATCCAGCTGACTATGATTACAGAGAACTAAGTTGGCAGACAGTATACCAAGAACAAGATGAGGTTGATGAAGGTGTAGGTACAGATGGTGACACAGAACAATTAGATACACCAGCAGCACCTACACCACCTTCTACGCCAGGTGAAACTGCTGAAGAGGTAGAATGTCCTCCTCTTAATGCTAGACGCATTGGAGACCTGAATCAGGCAGGTACAGAGAAGGTCAAAGAATATAAACTAACAGTTGATGGTCTAAGATGTGAGACCATATGGGAACCTGTTCCAACAATAGAGCAATTTCTACCAACGGTGGGTACGATAACAACAACTGCAACTATTGCTACTGTGGCGACAGCTTCCGCCCTATTTGCCAAACCCCTAGCTGATCTGCTCCTGAAGGTTGTGAAGCCGATAGTGAAGAAGGTGATAACGAAGGTGAAAGGGATGCTTGGTCAGACCCCTCACCGTCCGAACCGTTCTGAGATTCGAGCGAATCAGTATCGAGAGAAGAAGGGGATGCTCCCGATAAATTTTGGGAAGAAGAAGAAGCCTCTGAAGACTCCTGAGAAGGATCCCTAAATGTTGGTTGGGGGAAGTCATGTCTGTGTGGTTTGATAGTACCACCTGGATTTGTTACAATAACGTCAGCACATATGGATGCATAAGGTGACTTAGGATGGAACATGATACCAGCCTTGAGAAGTTCACCACAATTTTTGAGACGTGCGATCTCGAAGTCTAATCTTTTATTAGCAGTCAACTGTTGAACAGATGCTATCTGTGCTTCTGCTGCTTCCTTACATCTACGTTGCATACCCCTGTTCAATGGTATTGAAAGCGTAGCAGAGAGTCCTAAGTTGAAACTCTGGTTCGCCTTCATATCAGTACGTACAGGTTTGTACCATGATGGAGTCATCTCTCCACCACTATCAACTACATCTGGTACACCATTAGCACTGTCTACATCTTGAATGATAGTGATGTCTGATCCATCAGGGAACCATCTTACTGTGTCACCATTATCATCAACGTATGTCCTGTCATCATACCAATCTTCCCAAGGGTAGTTTTTAACAGTCATGTATGTAGGAACCATCTTACCACTGGTATCAGTAGTGTTATACTGTGGTTGATTATAAAAATCTTCCCAAGGATCCTTCCTTGAGTCAGCGAACTGAATATATGGTGTCATATTTAGAGTCGTACCCTGACACGACACCCCACCACCGTAGGTGTTAGTTACATATGGACCTTGTAAAACTTGTATTGCCTGGTTCGTGACTGAGCCCGAACTATTAGCGATAGGATTGGCAGTTGCAGAGACACCTCCTACTCCTTCTGCGTTAACTCGCATAGGAAGCATAAAACTATTAAGACCTAGAAGTGCTGCGGCTACTGCGTAAAGACGCTTGTTGTGTCCGTGACGGATTCTATCTGGGTTACTCTTTGTATTAGAGTTTGGTTGGTCATCCCTGGTCCTTGATACGTCTGACTGAATTGAAACGCTGCGCCTGGAGTCGTCTGTGTAAACTGAGTTTGACCTGAGAAGTCCAAAGTATCGTGCGAAGATGTTACGCTTCCCGATACCATGTCTCCGTTGGTTCCGATGCTTGGTTCTACTGTTACCGTTGATGTGTTCACATTGGGATTGATTGCTTCTCCATTGTTTGAGATGCCTGTCCCTGTCACTGAATATTCCCATCCTGTCCTATAATCAATTGAGTTTATTGTCTCCGTCACCGTGCTTTCAGTTTCGGTATGGCTAGTCATCGAGCCCTGCTGAAAATTTGGGACCACTGGCACTGCGTATGCCGATGATCCCAACAAACTAAGCCATAGTACTACTACAACTTTTTTCATTGTCTACCTCACGGATAGCTCAGATACAAACTGCCCCGTAGCCGAAGTGCCAGCCCCACCAGCCGTTAAATCCATCGCTCCAGCAGTGGTAATGGTTCCAGCTAAATCGCCGTCATCACCTGCGGCCGTTGAGTATTGGTTACTGAATGCTGAGATATCTCCTATTGCAGGACCAGTAGTATCAAGGGCATCTCCTTGAGTTGTGGTAACTGTGTAGCTGAAAGCAGAGCCCGCAGTCGTTTGTGTTGCATCTGGCAACGTAAATGTAGCAGTACCATTAGTAGCAACAGCC